AAAAATATATCGTTATAAAATCTTAAAAAATAATCATGAAATAATTTGGAATTTTTACGAGCACCGTAATGTGTGTCCGTAATAATAGCAACTTTCATTAGTGACGAAGTTTTGAGTGAACATAATCCTTAATTTGATTATAGTCAGAATAGTTGGATCCGTCAAGTGTATTGCTATCGTCAAACACCTCGCTGTATCCGGACTTCTCAATGATTTTATTCTTGATCTCCAATTGACGTTTCTCTCTCTGAATCCTACGAAGAAAAGCGTAGTGAATAATTTGAGTGAAGTATGCAAAGGGATTCTGAGACTTTGATGGATCAAAATTGTGAATATACTGAACACAATTTTCAATCCCATCAGAAATCATATCCTCTTTGAACATGTAGTTTACAAAGTTTGGTTTAAATGATAGATGATTTGCAATCTTAAGAAAACACTCACCAATATACCTGGGTATCCTTGGCTTTGTATCCCATCTCTGAGACCTATCTTCCTTTGTTGGTTCTCTTCCATATTTCTGAATAAAAGTTCTCTCAACCTCTGCCCTATATTCAGACAGTGCTGCCAGGAACTCTTTATTGTTTACGTAGTGCTCTGATCTTTTTCTTTTTGCCACAGTATTACTCAACATAAAATACTTTCATAATTATGTAGTAATTATATCACTGAAATTGATTATTGCCAAATCACTTGACAAACTATGAAAATATGAGTAGGATAACTCTGTCAGGGTTGATAGAAATACTATAGATACTAATCTAAATCAGTTTCAGATTCTTTATTGAAGAGTTTTTCTAGAATTTCCTTTGCATCATGAATATTGCTAATATACCCCATCTTCTTAGTGATCTGTCCGGACCCACCATTCTTATGTCTTTTATTTCTATGAATATATTCTTGATGCATACGAATGACTTCAAGATCAAATGATTCGGACATAGTTAGTACATCATCTAAATTTATAAAAAATAAATCATCCTTAGACATCTTGATCCAAGGTTCGATCTTATAGCCTACAATATCAGACTTAATATGCACTTCACCAATTACTACTGGATTTGATAATATTAAAAATATTCTATCATCTTCTTCTGAGGCAGCAACCTTTGCAAATACTTCCTCTCCTGTTTTAAGTTTAATGACAGCATAAAAGTCTTCTTCTATCACATGGAATCTCCTTTTCTAAGTTGAATTGTGACTATTTCATAATTAAATTTTTCTTCATTATATATTTTTATTCTCTCTATTAAGTGATTAAGAGTATAATTATTTTTAGATCCCTTTCTTATATCATCTCCGATATCATAAAGAATTGCTTTAGATTTATTGCTAGACTTCCTAAGAACTCTACCAATCGATTGCAAATTTCTAATTCTAGACTTTGATGGAGATGCAAATATCACATTATGAAGATTTTTTATATTGATCCCTGTTGAAAAAGTTCCATATGATGCTACAATAATTGCGTGATTTTCCCTTTCAGTAATTTCACGAACTAATTCTCTTTCTTCAGTATCCACTCCGCCATGTACAAAAAATACTTTATGCTCATCTCGCTTATCTTTATTTATCTTTTCGTATAATATAGATCCATGAGATTCTACTCTTTGAAAGAGAACTAAAGTATTTCCTTTTAGATCTAGTGTCAAGTTTTTTATAAATGCATTTCTTTGTTCATGAGATATTAAATATTGAATTTCATCTTCATAGCTGTTAAAATTTTTTCCTTCATGTTTTAGGACAAGGCACTGAATATCAAGTTGAGCAAGATGACCCTTCCTCATCAACTCTTCTGTTTTTGTTACTTTATATGACGGTCCAAACAAGCCCTCTAAGACCCACTTGTGCGTCTGTGTGCCGTCTAAAGTACCTGTGAACCCAAATCTATACTTTGCATGGTGTAATTTAGTCATAATTTGTATAAGAGACTTGCTCTTGAATAAATGAGCTTCATCACCTATAATGACATTATAATCTTCAAAAAAAGATCTATCCAACTTGTAAATAGATTGCCACGTTGTAATTGTAACTGGCATATCATTACTTTTTTCTCTACCTGAATATATTTTGTGACAGTATGCTTCCGAATCCCATCCATAATCCTCAAAATCCTTATATAACTGCTCTACTAAAGATGTCGTTGGTAGAACTAGCAATATTTTTTCGCCTTGAGAATGATAGTATCTCACGATTGAGTAAATCATCAGAGATTTTCCAGAAGCAGTTGGGCTTATCAATAATTTCCTGTTATGTTTTAGCGCACCATATACTCCCTCGACCTGATACTTCCTTGGACTATAGCGAGTAATTGCTTCCATATATCCTTTGACACCTTCATACGTGATGTCTTCATTCTCTTCATATGGAGCTCCGTAAAATTTATTATCTTCAAATTTATACGTGTAATTATAATTATCACAAAACTGCACAATCTTATCTAACAGACCAACATAGATCTGTTTTGATCTCATATCAAATAAATGTATTTCTCCATTCCAATTTTTGCCACGATACTGTGGCATGAACTTTGCATTCGGAACTTCAAAAGTAAAATGATCTCTTAGCTCATATTCAATGTGAGGTTCTGTTTTTACTTTTAAAAAAACTTCGTTGGATTTGGATATAATAAGATTTGCTGTCGTATCAATCACAAACGTATAATCATCTATGATTATTTATCACATTTCGTGAAACTTATGATCCAAAATACATCGATAAAGATTATCTCTCAAATCCCAAAGATGTTGTTGTTCTTCAACTGGCCTAGCAGGAGCTCCTGGCCAATTTTTAATTGTTTCTTGAACACAGTGATACATCAAATATATATCGTCTATACCGACTTCTAATTGATATGCTGTTTCAAATTCTTCCTCAAAAAATTCGTCTTCCATTATCCCAACCCTGAGTTAAATTTCATGAAATCAATTGCGGCTCGAATCTGGTAAGATCTATTAGCAATCATTTTGTTCAGTATATTATCTATATAATCTAAAATTATATCGTAATACTTAATCTTTAACGAAAATCTTGTGAGTTCCTGATCTGCATCCAGATACTTTTGCATAGTTTCTTTATCCCTAATCTTTTTGGGAAAAGGATTTTCTTGATAGATTTCAGGATCTGCTTTCCCGGAATAAAATTCATATCTTTGATGTCTAATGTTTTTTCTTACCTGCTCAGCCCTCTCTTTCAATAATTTTGTCATATTATATAATTCATAATATTTTGCATGTAACCTGGATGTATTAATTGCTTCCTGATGTAGATTGTCCATATCAAGTTCGGAATCTTTTTCCCACATTTTTTGGACTACCTCAAGATTAATCGCACCCTTATCAACTTCAATAACAATTTCATTCTCAAATCCGATCATAAGTATTCGCCCTTTTCATTACATATCTTGTACATAGTATACTTGAAACCTACCTCTGCTGTAAAGTAGTCTACATCCGTACTTGTAGCATCAAAATCGAGTGTAGTCAACCTATATGGAAATAAATCATTGAAGTATACTTCAAATTTTGGAGTAAAATTGCTACCCAGCACTTGAAGAGTTCCATCAGAATATATGTTTTGAGGGTCTGTAGGATCTCCAACTGGAACTACTCCTCCATCTAATAATTCTCCAAACTCAGAACCCCTTTCCGGAAATCCTAAACCACGTATCCAATTTTGGATTTCCATATAATTTTCTAAATTTTCATCTACTAAGAATGTTATTGTCAAATCACCAAACTCAATTATTTCACCTGGTTGTGGAATTGGTCTGAAGTAGTTTGGTTGAGCAGTTGTTCCCAAAACCAACTCGGGAATATTTGCTTTGTTACAAAAATATGATGACTTTGGAGCTCTAGTCAAAGTAAACTTGAATCCTATCGGAGACAAAAAATTTCTATTTTCAATTTGTCTTGCAAAATTTGCCATTTTATTGAATATTTATGGATAAAAAAAGAGGGTCTCGAAAGACCCTCAGACACTTCCTTCACACGGAACTTATATTATATCACATAAGGTTCTTAACCATTACACGTCTGTAGTAACGGTTGGAGTTCATTGTCAGTCTTCCAAGACCTTGTGCGCCGTTAGCGGTATCTGGACCTTCAGCGAATGGGTTAGCTACCAGACCGTAACGGGTCTTAAAGCCGATCTTAGGCTGGAAGGTGTTCTCTCCAACTGCACGTACCATCTGCAGAGGTACATATGGGCAGTAGAACATGCCAGCATCATAAGGTGAAGAACCCTTATAACCCATGACATAGTACTGAGCACCATTGGATCCTGGGTTTGAACCACCTGAATAAGGATCGATGTATACGCGATACTTGCCTTGCAGTGTACCTGCGAAGGTGTTGCCGGTGTCATCAACGTTCAGGTTTGCATTCAGAGCAGGGGTGTAATCGAGTACACCAGCCATGGTCAGTGCAGAAGCAACGTCTGCTGAGCACATGACGATGTTGCCCTTTCCGCGACGTGTTCTTTGTGCGATTGCGTTTGCATCACGCTCCATCTGGAACAGAAGACCCTTGAACTTCTCAACAGACCAACGACCGTTGGAGTCAACATCGAGGTCAAACAGACCAGCGGTTGCAACGTTGTGCTGTGCGCCAGGTTCAGCAACCTTGTACAGAGTTCTGATGACTTCACGGTTGATTTCAGAAAGAATCTCAGTTGACAGAATGTTTGCCAACTCAGCTTCTGCATTCAGGCCATGAATTGCCTTCAGATCCTGTGCAAGCTCAAGGCTGTATTCTGCCTTCAGTGCTCTGGACTTAGCGGTTACAGTGACCTTCTCGATTGAGAATGCCATCTGGTTGAAGTGATCGCCAGCTGCGCTTCCGAGTGCCTCAGAATCTGCAGTTTGCATACCCTGACCAACTTTATACTGAAGCTGCTGTGCATTTTGTGCAGCTTCGTCAGCGCCAACTGGGTTCAGGACGTTAGGGTTGGATCCTGCTTGTGCAGCAGCACCAAAACCAGCAGCAGCACCACTGGAACCATCAACATAGTTACCTTGGGTGATGTCGCCACCAGCATCTTGTCCAGAGAATGCTGAATCGACTTCGTCGAAGAATGTCTCCGCTCCAGCCTGATTTTCGTAGCGTGAACGCATTGCGAAGATCAGTCCGGTAGGACCATTCATTGGTTGAACGCCTGCGAGGTCATAAGCGACCAGGTTAGGCATAGAGCGTCTGATCAGGGAGATCAGAACTGGATCGAAACCTGCGACAGGACCTGCTGCAGCAGCAGTACCTGAGAAACCAGCAGGTGAACCAGATGCACCGCTATTGGTGTGCATATTTGGTGTTTCTGTAAGCATTGTAGTGCCATTTTCGAATGCACTTTGCTCACGGAGGAATTTTTCTTGGTTTTCGAGCAGGACGGCAGTAACTGCCTTACGGTGGGAATCCTGGATAGGATCAAGACCCTCATGGTTGAGGAGAGGTGCCCACTTTTCCTGCAGATGCTCTGAGTGGAACATTTGCGTTTACCTTTGTGTGACGTTTACGGTTTGATTAATAAATCAGTTTCAGTTATTTAACTGTGCTTCCCAGTGCTCTAACATAAGCATTCATCGATCCAGTATATTGCTGGTGATCATTGCTTACGCCTTCGGACAGGGTTTCAGTTGTTGTAGCTGTAGACTGTTTCTTAGGTGCAAAATATGCTTCCTTTAAAGTCTCCAACTTTTCACGATATTGGGTTTCACTTTCAAACTCTACACTTTCGGCAAGTGAGGCGAGCTTCTCTTTCTGTGTCTGTGCAAGACCTTCAGAGACTTGATCTACGATTCCATCAGCAACAGACTCGGAGAGACGTGCATTCAGGGAAACGTTTTTCTCAATCTGCTCGTTGAGTTTACTTTCCATTTCATCAAGTTTATTTGTCATGCTATGGAGAACATCATATTTATCTTCAGGGATTTCTACATAATGTGCTTCAAAAAGATCCTTCATGCCTGAGAGGAAACTCTCAGTCATGTCAATCTTCAGACCTTTTTCGATGCTGATCATGTTCTCAGTGAACCA